AAACTCATTTAAAGCGCTCCCTAGAGCGTTACAATCTATTCTTAAGGATAACGTCATGAACTTTGTTAATTGTACTGCTGAAACTTTTAAAGAGATCTTTGGTAAAGAAGGTTTGAGCTATGCGGAAACACAACTGGCGTATTGGGAAGCTACACTCCCTCACTACCCTGAAGAAGGTGTAAGGATCATCATTGCCAAGAAAGGTGACTACCCAGAGATCGATGGCGGTAATGGTTGCCCTCAAGCATTTGTTTCGCACGTTGATCCAGAAACCAATAGCATCACTTACGACTCTAATCACCCTTTGGGGCTGGTAGTCTATCCTGAAGTTATGGCTTCGCAACACCGGGGTCAAGCTATCGAGGAATACCACCTGAACATGAGCACCTTGCTCCACGAATTAACCCACGTTAAACAAGTGTGCGAAGGTCGGCTCATTAGTCATGGTTTCCTTGACATGACCTGGGAAGGCGAACGGTTGCAGATTCAAATGGATGGTTACCTGGCTTACCCATGGGAAAAGGAAGCGTGTATGGAACAGCTGGCATTCCTGACTCGTGGGAACATGAAAGCTGCTGAAGCCGCTTACCTCGTAATGGTTGACTCTACCAAGGGTCTTAAACTCTAAAGCAAACATAGTTACCCTACCAGCCTCAGAGGCTGGTAGGGTACTCATCTATGTTTTTTTTTTTCGTGCTACATCACATCACATCATATCGTCCGCATTCTGCAAACCGTGAGCAGTGATCTTCTGTTGTAAACTACGTCTGAACATTGGCTTACCCATGACATCATGGATCAACCCGAACTTAGGGTCCAACCGGTAGAAGAAGAAACGATCTGGTGGAGGAGCGCCTTCACCCCGCATCTTCCCGAGCATGCAGCACCAGTAGCTCGCTTGCTGACCACGAGCCACATGGATACCTAACACACAGTCTACTTCGTTAGTGATCTTAGTCGACGTCTCTGTCATCGACTGACCCGCTGTATCCCGAATGAAGTAAACCTCACTCTCATCGTCCATCTCTTTCAACGACCGCTTAGCATCTGGGTTGAGCTGGTGCGGTGTTACGAAACAGATGCCACGGTTAATCATGAATGAACGAACACGACGGTACAGCAGCTGCAACTTGTCAGACTTGCTGTCGCCCGGGATCTTGTCGTAGTTCATCAGTGCCAGGTAGTCATACCCGTAGAAGATGATCTCGTGACCCCTCAACTCCAAAGTACGAACACGGTCCATCAGACGGTTCATGTCTTCTTTGTTGGATTCGATCTGGTTCATAACCAAGAACCAACCGTTCTCGCGGAAACACTTAGCGATCTCGTCTGCGATCGAGCTAGCGTCATCCACCAAGAAGTCTGCGTTGTTATCCAGAGCCGCTGCACAAGTCAACTTGTACATACGCTCCAGTACCAAGCCCATCGTATCTTCCGATGAGTCAAAGCAGATGGTAGGGATCTTGGACGGGTCTCGTAGGTAAGGTGTGTTGTACTTACCAATACCCCACAGCAAGTGACCCATGGTCAGTGACTTACCGCGGTTAGTCAGTGCTTCAATCATGTACGTCTTGTTACGGTTAAACCCACCATCCGGATACATGGCAATGTTCAGACCGTGGAGAGGACTCATCAGAATACCTTCCGGACTCTTCTCCCGCTTAGCTAATTCAATTACCCCCATCATGGTCGAAGGGTCAGCGGTGTTTACACTGACAACTACTTCAGACTGGCGTTCATTAAACGAATCGTTAACACGTTCTTGAATGAGGTCTAGCAAAGCACCCCAGTCTTCACGTTTCATCTCATGGAGATCTTTGTAAGCAAAGTCACGGATCTTCTGACGGAACCGTTTCTGGAAAGCTTCTTCTTGAGCGTTCTTACGGATGTCTTTAATCTGACGGAAGATAAGACGACGGATCATTTCTTCTGAGTCGAAATCCTCCATCCCATCCGCTACAACCTTCTTAATAGTGTCGTCACCTTTGCTGAAAACAGCGATGCGCTGCATCAACAAAGATTTTATAAGCGGATCTCCATCCTCTTGATCGAGTGTCCAGAAGATTGCTGAGCGTATTCCCTCTCGTAAAACTTTGTCTTGAGTCAAAACATCAGGGGGTGGAGCTGGTAGTTCTTCCAGAATTTCAGTCAATTCTGTTAACAGGTTTTTGTCTTTCAGCTTTTTAGCTTGATAGACAGAGGTCAATAGTTTGACCAATACCAGCAAATCGTTCATTCCTAACTCCTAGGAGCAACTAACCAATGATCTTCAAATATCCGAACGGAGATCCGTTCTTTGTTGTGTTCTTGACCAGCGACCTTTTGGAAGCTGTCATGAGCGCTAAAATCCCGTTGATGGATTTGCACAAAATTCATTCATACCATGACCAACTGACGTTTCATCAGGTGGCGGCTTATATCGCGGTTCAGCAAGAAGTTGCTAAACTGTTGGGTATTGAGATGCCCGATTTGAAGTCGTCGTTTGGTGAAGGCTACAACGGCGGAATGGTCGAGCAAGCATTCAATGAGATCGACAGTAATTCGTTACGCCAGCATTTGATCCGGGCTACCCATTTCAAATCGATTTCAGTAGGTCAAACGATTCTGCTTGTTATTGAGCCAGAGAGTGAATCAGCGACCTCTGGTTGGGACCACGTGAGGGGTCGTACGCTCTCTTTGGCCTTGCAGCAAACACTCTATGAACAAGTTGGTTATCTGAAGGTTCATAATGGCAAGGTAATACGTCCTGCCGTGGGAGTCTTTTCGATGGCCGATGTCTACGGATTCGTAAGTCAACAGAATCCTTAACAAAGCGTTATAGTATTTTATGTGCAGTTTAATACCGCATTAACTTGCATACACAACTTTCTCGACAGGAATGCATCATGAGCGAACTTAAAGTTAAAAAGGTTACGGCCAGCGTTGATAAAAAGCCGAACTATTTCTGGGCTACCAAACAAGCCCTGGGCAACGGCAACCTGGGTTCGATCACCGGTACCGAAAGCTACGCCGAATTCCAAGCGTCTCTGGCCTCCGTAAACGGCGGCGAGTCCCTCCACGTTTCCAAGATGTTCGATGGTTTCAACCAGAACAACTTCGACTCGATCAAAAGCGCCTGGGGCACCGACATCAAGGAACGCGCCAAAGACGTGATGGACTCCTTCAAGTCGTCCGGTCAGGAATTCGCCGCGGTCGCTGGTCAGGAAGGCTTCTCGCTCCAGAACTTCAAGGGCGACGAGCAATCCATCCGCGCGGCCAACCTGGTACTGAACGCTCAGTCCCACCTGCAAACCAAAGGCGCCGATGCCCTGTACGCTCCGATCTCGATCGGCTACAAGGAAGAAGGCGTTGAAATGACTGTTCGTGCGGCCGGCCTGGGTACCTACACCTACGGCGCTACTGCATTCCAGTCCGCCTCCGATCTGCGTCCGGTCTTCGGCCTGCTGCGTTCCGGCGACATGTTCAAAGAAGAAGTCCTCGCTGTGTACCCCGTGTACCCTGCTGATGACGGTGCCGACACTCGTCGTTTCTTCGCCCCTGCTTCGGTTGCCGACCCGTACCCGATCAAGTACATGCCAGGCGACGCCTACGGCCGTCAGGAACACTTGACTCAGGACTTGGTAGTTCCGGTCAACATCCCGAACTTCCTGGCTCTGACCCAAACCCCTGGCCAACAGCCATGGACCAACACCGACGAACTGGAGTCCAACTCCATCGCGGTCAAGCGCATCGGCGTGAAAGTCATGCTCGGCACTGTCGAGAAGACCTTCTTCATCAACACTGCTTCGATGTCGAACAACACCTTCGGCGTTGGCGGCCAGGTTCAGAGCTCCGACGAGCGTACCATGAACCTGAAAATCCAGCAGTACCCTGGTTTCTCGGTTCAGGACAAAGATGGCAACGAAGTGGGCGAGACCATCTTCGCTGACTTCCTGGCCGCCGGCTACGAGCCACGCCTGCAACTGCACCTGACTGGTACCTACCAGCGCCAGCGCGGCGACATCAACCTGCTGGCAGGTTCGGTTTCCGTTTCCGAGCTGTACGAGATCACCACCAAGACCGTCGTCAAATACGGCAGTGCTGCTGGCCCACAACAGGCTCTGTTCAACACCCTGAAGTCGGGTACCGTGGTTTCCGCCCGTACCGGCCAGAACGTCAACAACACCAACCGTGGCAACTTCGGTTACCGCGTAGAAGTGTTCGATGCCTACAAGCATCTGTCCGTTCAACGCCGTTCGCCGATCTCGGTTCAGTACCCGGTCAGCGACAAAGACGTCTACCAGGAATCCCTGGACTTCGCTCTGAAGCAGATGTCGATCATCATCAACAACCAGTGCTCGAAGACTGCC